CGGGTTTAAGCATGACAAACATCGTCCCACTTGACAAGTCCAGGGGGTTTACCCGGATGGACAACCAGCTCATGGATGGCCTGCTGGCTATCGATCTCCCGGCCCGGGAGATGAAGATTGTGCTGTATGTGGCCAAGGCCACCATCAACTACGGCGCGGGCGCTCAACGCATCCCGGCGACCGACATCGCGAAAGCCATCCATGCCCACCCTGACACCGTATCCAAGGCGGTTTCTAGCCTGCTGCGTCGTCGGGTTCTGTTCCGCGAGGGCGGTGCGCGGGGTGACATTGGCGTGAATGACCCGAAAGACTGGGTCTACGTCATTGATCCGAAACAGACCAAAACAGCCGACTCGGCTGAAGTGGTCCGAATCGGCGATGAGTCGAAACAGACCAAAACCGCCGACTCCCTTCTTTATTCTAAGAATCTAACCCCCTATGTATTTCTTCCTTCGGAAGAAAATACATGCCCCCCCAGCGATGACCAGCCGGCTACGGCAAAAGCTGACCGCAAAGCATCGTTCGGGAAGGTCGCCATGCTGGCCGACAATCCACACGGCCTGGATGAGTCGCTGATCGCTGACTACCTGACTGTTCGGAAGGCCGCCAAGGCCCCAGTGACGGCCCGCATTTGGGCAGGCCTCAATCTCAAGCTGGAGCAGTGCAAGGCGTTCGGCATCCAGCCCGCCCAAGCCCTGGAAGTCGCTGTCGAGAACGGATGGCGCGGCTTCGAGGTGGAATGGGTCACCAAGCGCATCGGTGCGCAGTTGCCTGCCCAGGCCAAACCCCATAGCCGTCACCACGGCTTCGACGACCGCGACTACACCGCCGGCCTGGCCGAGCGAGAGGACGGCACCTATGCGATCTGAATCGGTGATCACCATGTCCGAGGTGAGAAACGCCGCGGGCTTCCGCGTCCAGCCCGCGCACTGCGAGCATCACGGCGACTTCGAGCAGCGTGTAACCATGCTGATGGGCCGCGAAATCGTCGGTCGATGCCCTGTGTGCGAGAAAGCGGCCGTTGCCGAGCGCGAAGCCAAGCAGCTGGCGGAGGACACCCGCCTGAAGCGTGAGGCCATGACCCGCAAGCTGGGTTCGGCGCTGATCCCCAAACGCTTTGCCGACCGCACCCTGGCGAACTACCGCGTTGAGCACGAAGGGCAGCGCAAGGCCTTGGCCTACTGCACTCGCTACGTGGCGGCGTTCGAGGAAATCGAGCGCACCGGCCGCTGCCTGATGCTGCTTGGCAAGGTCGGTACCGGCAAGACGCACCTGGGCGCCGGGATGGCCAACGAGCTGATGCGCAACACCTCGGCAACGGCCGTGTACCGGACGGTGGGCGCCGTCCTGCAATCCATACGAGCCACGTACGACCGCCACAGCGAACAGTCCGAAGCCGACATCCTGTCCAGCCTGATCGAACCTTCGCTGCTGGTGCTGGACGAGGTCGGGGTCAGCAAGGAGCAGCCGAGCGAATTCGAGCTGACCACCCTGTTTTCGATCATCAACGGGCGCTACGAGCAGATGCGCCCCACGGTGGTGATTTCCAACCTGGAACCAGCCCAGCTTCGCCACGCCATGGGCGAGCGGTGCTATGACCGCCTGCGTGAGGGTGGCGGGGTGGTGGTGCCTTTCGAGTGGGAATCTCACCGTGGCAAGGAGGAGTTCTGACCATGCGGCAAACCAAGCTGACCAAGGCCGCGCGCGGCAGGGAGTGCCAGGTGCGCATTCCGGGCGTGTGCAACGGCAACCCCGAGACCACCGTCCTGGCACACTACCGGCTGGCCGGCACCTGCGGAGTCGGCAAGAAGCCGCACGACCTGCAGGGCGCGTGGTGCTGCAGCGCCTGCCATGACGCTTGCGACGGGCGCAGCAAGGCCGTCGACCGCGATACCGCCCGCCAGTACCACGCCGAGGGCGTCATGCGCACGCAGGCGCTGCTGCTGAACGAGGGGGGTGCTGATCGCATGAATGCTCCTACCCTCCGCCCGTTCAAGGCCAGGTCGGCCCGCGCCAAGCCCGCAGACCGGGAAGGGCAGGAGCAGGCCGCGCTGATGCAGGAGCTGCAGCTGCGCTACCCGCAGGCGTACAAACTGATCTACCACGTGCCAAACGGCGGGCACCGGGTCAAGGCCGTGGCCGCCAAGCTGAAGGGGCAGGGGGTGAAGGCTGGCGTGCCCGACCTGGTGCTGCCGATGGCGCGGGGCGGCTACTTCGGCCTGTACATCGAGTTCAAGGCCATGCCGCCGTTCGATGCGCCGGTGTCGCCGAGCCAGGACGCCTACCTGCAGGCGCTGGCTGCCCAGGGCTACCTGGCGATCGTGTGCCGGGGCAATATCGACGCGGTCGAGGCCATCCGCGCTTACCTGCTGCTGCCTGCGACGGTGGCCGCATGAGTGCTACCCAGGAAGTGAAGCTGAGCGAAGCCGAGGTGCGCCGGCAGGCCGCCGACAAGTCGGTGCGCGACCTGCGCGACCCGCGTCACCCCGGCCTGTACCTGCGCTTCTGGAGCAATCGCGAGCGTGGTACTTGGCACTTGGTGCGCGGCAAGCAGTGGGTGCCGATCGCCCGCTGGCCTGACCTGACCGTGGCGGCGGTGATTGCCGAACTGCCCGCGCTGCGTCAGCGCCTGCTGCGTGATCCCGCCACTGCGCCCGTGGCGTCGGGCATGGTCACCGTGGGCCAACTGCTCGACTGGTACGGCGACCGCATGGCCCGCGACCGCTCGCTGTCGGCAAAGCGCAAGGCCGGCGCTCGGTCTGCCATTGCCCAGCACTTGAAGCCGCGCCTGGACGACCTGGCCATCGTCGATGTGAATGCCGACACGCTCGACAAGCGCCTCATGTGGCCGTGCCAGGCCGAAGTGTCGCTGTCCTACCTGCGGCAGATGTTCGCGCTGCTGCTGACCGCGTTCCGCCAGGCCCTGCAGCTGGGCCTGATCGACCGCAACCCGATGGCCGGGATGCGCTTCAACGACTTCACCAAAGCCCGCATCCTGCCCAAGGCGGCGCGACTGCGTGGCGTGCAGTTGCCCGATCTGATGCGGCAGCTGGCCCAGGCCTTCGAGCAGCAGCCCGGCGACGCCATGCTGGCTCTGATGATGCTGGCCCACGGCACCCGGATCGGCGAGACCCGCATGGCCCGCTGGAGCGAGATCTCCCTGGCCGCAGCTGAGTGGTTCATTCCTGCGGCGAACACCAAGACCCGCACCGAACACCGGCTGCCGCTGACCGCCCAGGTGGCGGCGCTGCTGACCCGGTACCGGACGATCCAGCAGGCCCGAGGCTACGAGGGCGTCTACCTGTTCCCGAACCGCCGTGGTCTGCCGCTGAGCGAAACCCAGGCCAGCATGGTGTTCACCCGCCTGGGGCAGGGCGAGTGGACCAGCCACGACCTGCGCAAGGTATCCCGCACCACCTGGACCGACCTCGGCATCGACGGCCACATCGGCGAGATGCTGCTGAACCACACGTTGGGCAAGATCGCCAGCACGTACATCCACACCCAGGCCATGCAGCAGCGCCGGGCAGCCCTGGAGAAGTGGCACGCCTGGTTAGACGGCATCGGTTTCGGTGCCATTCACGGCCTTACCAAGGCCTTATCCGGAATTTCACAGAATTCGGCCCAGCCAGCGGAACACAAGGCGTCCAGCGACCTTACCGAATTTGTAATTAGCGAGGATTCGAAGTGACAAGGAAGAGCCATGGCCCTGCCTTCAAGAAGGCTGCGATCAAGTTGGCTCAGTGCCCTTTGTGCCGTGGGAGAGCGGTCACTCAGGGTGTGTTTCACGAACTGCCATGCGGCCACTGCCATGCCTCGGGCTTTGTGGCGGCTGCAACAGGCGAGGCCCTGCCCCTGGATGAACTGGTGACCCAGCTCAGCATGAGGTTGCAGGCCGCGAACCGGCAGATCGAGCAGTTGATGAACCCTCAGGCATCCGGGCCTGAGGCGACATATCAGGGAAGCAACCGGCGCGGCGCCGGCGGCACCAACCACACCGGGGATTGAGGGGGAAGGACATGATTTACAGCAGCGTACTGGCGGCGGTCGTTTCGGCCCTCGCAGCGGAGGCGATCGACAACACGAGCAAGCAGGCCTGGCAGAAGCTATACGAGCCCGGCAGCGAAGACGGCCACGACATGGCTACCCTGAGCCGATCGGTAGAGCGCGGTGAGATCAGCCGCATGGATGCTGACTGCTGGGTGTTCGCCAGGCTGCACAGCCAGCTGAAGCCGCGGCACTGGGATGTCCTGGTGGCGAGGTTCAGCACGCACAAGGGGCGAAAAGTTCAGTCGATCAGCCGCCTGATACCCATGGTTGCCTCCCATGCTCCGAAGCTGTTCATCACCAGCGCAGTGACGGCTTGGGCGATCCCGAAGATGAAGGGCGCCGAAGGAAAGCGGTCGAGCGACATGATCGTGTTGCCGGCTCAGTTTTACGATATCAACCGGTGGGACCCGGATGCTCGGCCTGAGCGAACTCGCCGCCGCTGGAGGAAGGACATTGAGGACGTGCTGAAGCAGATGGTCGACGAAGCACTGGAGGCTGCGGCCGACATCCTGAGCTACGAAGGTCTTTCGATGGAAAATGCCGCTTGACATCAAATGGCCGCATGGCCGATTATTTCCCCATCCTGTCATTCCTGCGCGTTGCTGAGGAGTGGCACTACAAAAGCCCGGCCATTGAGCTGGGCTTTGTCGTTTCTGAGCCCTGGCAAATGCCGGGGCTTTTTTATGGAGCAGTGCTTATGGCCGAGCCAAGTACCGGCGCCCTCGCAGTGACCGGCGTACTTGCCAGCGTCGGCCTGGGTGCTGCATTTCCTCAGCTGGATCTCGCTGCCCTGGTCGGCGCGTTCGGCGGGGCTTTCTTCTATGTGGTGTTCGCCAAGGACATCAGCACCTGGCGTCGCGTCGGCTACCTTCTGGCCGGCTGGATCGGTGGCTACTTCGGTGCGGCTGAGCTGATGGGCCGGGCCTGGACCCAGACCGCCGGCTTCAGCGCCTTTGTCTGCGGTGTTCTCTGCGTGGTCACGTTCTCCGGCTTGCTGGAGTGGATGCAGACCGGCCGCATGCCGACCTGGCTGCAGTGGGTCTTCCGCCTGCGAGCTAGGAAGGAGGGTTGAATGGTTGCCGTTATCCAGGCCGCATTGTGCGCCGTCATCTTCGTGATGATCGGCCTGCGCTACCGGCCGTATCCAGATGCCCGCTACAAGCTGGGCATATCGCTGATGGCGTGGGCGGCCTGCGCTGTGACGGGCATGCAGTGCGTCAGCCTCGTTGGCCGCATGGTGATGCACGACGATTTCGCCGATGCGTCCTGGTTCAACACCGCGTTCTACCTGCTGGCTGCCATCCTGGTGTGCCGGGCTAAGGGGAATGTTGCCAAGATCGTGAGGGTTGATTGATGAAGAGCGCCGAGCAATCCCGCCTCAAGTATCTGTTGTCGTCGCGCCCGTTGATCGTGAAGCGCGAGGGCATGCATGTGTGCCTCCACGACGCTTTCAGTGGTGAGGTGCTGGCGGGCCAGACCAAGGTCCAGCTTATCCAAGAGGCTGGCGAGGTGACGCGCTTGGTCGTCGAGTTCAACTGCGACGGCGAGTACGTTCGCCTGCAGGGTGAGTGATGTCCTGCAGCGGATGCGCCGCCCGGCGCGCCTGGATCAACAAGTGGACAAAGGTGGCCTATGAGCGAGCCCGTGATCTCGTTACTGGAACAGATGCTGGAAGAGCAGAAGAAGCAGACAAGCCTGCTCGAGCAGATCGCAACCCAGAATCTGGCACTGATCGAAGCCCTGGCGGATGAAGGCGGTGTCGATCCTGATTCCCCACCGCAGACCTACCTGAGTGGCGCGCCATGCCGTTGAGACCTCAGCGGCCGTGCCGGGCCCAGGGCTGTCGTGCTCTGCACCGCAATGCCAATGGCTACTGCGATGGCCATGCCGACGTGGCTGCCGAGCAGGCCAAGGCTTGGGCGACACGTAAGGGGTCGGGCCGTGGTGGTCGCCCCTGGCGCCGCAAGCGTGAGCGAATCCTGAAGCGAGACCAGTACCTCTGTCGGTGCGACGACTGCACTCAGCTTGGTCGCATCCGCGAAGCGCATGAGGTTGACCACATCGTAGCCCTGGCCCACGGCGGTACCGACGATGACGACAATCTTCGGGCGATCAACCGTGATTGCCACAAGGCGAAGACGCAGCGGGAGTCGAAAACGATCAAAAAATGATCGAAAACGACGTAAATGAGACGAAATCTCGTTTCCGGGGAGGGGGAGGGTCAAAAGTTCAGGGCCTTTCGCTCGGACACCGCGCCCTCAGTCGTTTTTTTACACCCGCGAAATATAAAGTTTAATGGAGGCGCCGATGCCAGGGGTTGCCGGGCGCTCCGGCCGTCGCCCAAAACCCACGGCCCAGAAGGCGTTGGCCGGCAATCCCGGCAAGCGCAAGCTGAACAAGGATGAGCCAGATTTCGCCCTGGTGACGAACGTCGACGCGCCCGAATGGTTGTGCGAACACGCCACCAGGGTGTGGGAAATGCTTGTTCCGGAATTGCTCCGGGCCAAGGTTCTTGCCCTGACCGACATGCACAACGTCGAGGCGTTCTGCTCTGCCTACGGAAACTGGCGAAGGGCACAGGAATCGGT